TTCTTTTTGTGGGCTTGGGGCCGCTTGAATCTGAGACTTTACGAAATCATCAACAATTTTCCGTAGTTCACCTACTTCAGAACTTTGCCTGCCTAGAAGTTTCTCAGCTTCCTGATGCATCTGGACGATATCTTTGATATCCTTTCCTTGATACTTTTCAGGAATGCCATCATCTTCTTCAGGCTCTTGAGTGTCTTCTAGGGTTGGCTCTTCAGCTTCCTGTTCGACTTGCTCTATTTCCTCTAGTGAAGAGAACTCTTCGGTGTCTTGTTGATCTTCGGGTTTCCGATCAAGTAATTGTGCCATATTGTTAAACTCCGTGCCGTAGCATTATGGAAGTGATTATTTCTGAGCGGCTCTCTCATGATCCCTAGCCCACTTATCATCAGCATCGGGCCATCCGATTCCTTTGAAATGTGAGGATACACTTGAGATTATCCGCTGTGAGGTGTCACCACATTCAGGGCAAGTTGCGAATAGATCACTAGAATCTACCCATTGCTCTTCAATGTGGTCACAAGTCATGCATTTGAAATCATATCGTCTAAGCATCCTCAGACTCCATGTCAATTGCATTTTTTATTCCTGTCTCAAAACGAGTGATGTTCAGTAGTGAACTACGTTGTCCTTTGACAAAGAATAATTCTTGTTCGTTTTTGATCTCTTCAATACTATAAGCATTTAAGAGTTCTTGGGCTTCACCTACAAATTGTTTCCAACCGGGATGAAGAAACAAACCAAGATAGTTTTCATAATATTTTTCATCTTCAGGTGCCAATGGCATTCTCCTGTGTTATGTGTATACTACTATTATACCATAAAATACTTGACTTGTCAAGAGGCTTGTGCTAATGGAGCCTTCTTTTGTGGTGCCTTGGGCTGTGTTGATTGCTCTTCTAAAGCCTTAAGACGTTCGTCGTATTGCTTAAGAATGGCATTCACTTGTGTTAGAATGTTATCCAGTTCTTGTTTGGTTACCATTAGTTCCTCTCATTTGCATTTCTACAATATCTTCTTTTGTTTCAATCTCACGTTGCTTGAGGGCAAGTTCTGCAATCTTCGCACGTTGAGTGAACTCTTGTTCAGTAGGGTCTTGACCCATACCTTTCATCACAGCCGCATAACGCTTGGTTTCACTATCAACAGGAAGCAATTGTGTTTCAACTTGATTCTGCTGAATGCGTGAGACAACCTCTTGTGTTTGAGCTTGTGTGTATTCAACCATTGCTTGCTTCTGAGCCATATCCATCTGCATTGCTTGCATTTGAGCCTGCTGTTGCTCTGGATTGGGTTGCATAGCCTGTTGTAGGCTTGCAATAATTTCTTCACGGTTGCTTAAGTTCATATTGTCCACAATCGACTGAACAAGCATTGGATACATTGGTGAATCCTGACCCATTGTCTGTAGCAATTGCACAAGTTGTGTCACTTCATACTCACGGGCAATAATACCCAAAGAGCTACTAGCGACAAACTTAAAGTCCTTAGCAGGGTAACGCTGAGGGTCAAACTGCATATACCGATAAGCAACCTTTTGAACTAATGGGATTAAGAATGCTTCTTGGAAGTTAATCAATGTACGTTTATGTCGCTTGATGATTGCTCCAAGAGACATAGAAATACCTGCCGCAGTTGAATCTCCGTTAATACTTCCCGGAATACCTGCCGCATCAATAGCTCCTGTTGCCATCTGCACCATTTGTTGGAGACTGGCAGACTGATTAAATGTGTTGGCGTCAAGATTTCCAAATCTAAACGGCTGTAAGATTTCTGAGGGATTGCCATTCGTAAGGATGGCCTTGCCGGGTCTAACTTCCAGTTTGCTTCCCCTAGGAAGGCGTGAAGCATCAACAGCAAGCATAGGATGTACAGTAAGCGCAAGCGCATCAATTCGTGCTCGTAATTCAGTATCAAGTGCTTTCTGTGCGTTGTAGCCTTTCTCACAGATCCCACGGCCCCAGAAACGTCCCGGAACAACGTCCCAAGGGAATGCAACAACAGGACGATCTTGCATCATATAAGGATTTGCTTCGGCTTTAAGCAAGATCCCACCATTAGCAATAACAATAATTGCTTCTACATATTCTGACTTGCCTTTAACTTTTTCACCGGCATCAGCGTTTTCTTCAAACAAGTCTCTAGGGACTAGACCATAGTATTTAGTCAGTCGTACTTTATCATCTGTGTACAGAGTCAAGTCTTGAGTCGGCTCAAGGTCAATGTCGATAGCCGCTTCTTCAACATTAACATCTTTCCGGTAGATTCCTGCTTCCTGTGCCATATGCACTTGGTGTACGGGAACATACTCGTCAATAGCAACACCTAAGGCTTCTTTGACACTGGTGGCAACAGGGTCAATCAAGAAGTTCTGAGGCATAACCGGACGTACTTTAAAAACTGTTCGCTCACGCTCCATCACACCGACAGCTTGCATATCGCCTTCCATGATTGGTTCCATTGCAGGAATCAATTCAAGTTCTTCGTCGGCAATAATTTCAGCAACACCAGTACCAAACACAGCGGCGTTTAGAATACATTCTGCAATCGACTTACGTGCCGCAACAAACTTAAAATCCTCTTCAAGATGATTACGGAGATGGAAGATGTCAGAATTGTCTTGATCCATCATGTCGTCTTGAATGTCGAACCACTTCCCTCTTCCAAAGGTTGCTTCTTCGACCTCTGCTACTGCAGATTCTACGGCTTGCTGAAGGGCAGGGGAGATGATACGAGAGCGTTCTGATTGACGCATGGTGTCTTCAGCGGCCCATTGGCCTCTCCAAAGACGATAGTATTCGTCGAACTTCTCTTTGTAGTTACCTTCATAGTGGTCACGCCACTGATCGCATTTGTTGATTACCCAAGACTCAAGGGAAGTTGGGTCAATTGAGTTGTTTTCATATTCCATGTTAATATCCTGCCACAGGGTCTAAGATTTCAAAGTCGTCTTCTTCGTAGTCGTAGTAGTATGCTACTTTTGCTAGTTGGTCAATGTATGCGAGTGCGTCAACCAAATCATCATGCACGAGGGCATTAGGAAACTGAAAGAGTTCGTCAAGGAACGTAGGGTTCCAATCACCTTCGTTTAAGACAATCTGTCCGTGCTCAAAACGTCCTTGAAGAGCCCAGACAACACGATCAGTTTTTTTCTTGTTTCCATGCGTTAGTTCCTCCACCCTGAAGAACCGTTGTTTTGACTTCATCAAATCTGTAAGGTAAGGAAGTACCGCATTCTTTAGGGCTCCTTTTTCGATGCCAACCGCTACTGGTTGATAAGCATCGACAGCCTCGAAAATCTTTCTGGCGGTCTTTTTGATATCCCATCGTCCATGTACAATATCCGCTACCCACCATCCGTCTTCATTTGCCTTAACGATTGCTATCGCTGTTTGGTCGAGTTTTTTGTTCTTAGACTTCGTTGCGCTTTCAACATCAGCAAAGCCCGCAAGGTCGACTGCAATATAATAATCCCCAACGTCAGGCTCTTCATCAGAAAATTTAACCCAATCCTCTTTGAAGATCTCAGAACCCAATGCTTCAAACGATGCCATAAACTCCTGTCGGAATGCATAGGATGACATTGACTTCTTAGCAACATCAATTTCGTCTGGGTCGAGTAGTGGGTTGTCATAAGACGTAAAATGCCACGCCTTATAAGTCTCATCGCCTGACATTTCCGCATATTTAAACAACTCGTAGAAGTGATTACGGCCCATAGGTGTTCCTATGAACATCGCTTGGCCCTTCTGGTCAGCTAGGGCAGGCCTAAGGATGGTTTCCCATACACTAGGCTTCATATCCGCATATTCGTCCATGACAAGGAACTTAAGGGATACACCACGCATTGTTTCTGGACGGTCAGCACCTTTAAGACTAATGGTAGCACCGTTGACCAGTTTGATTGTCAGGTTGTTAATGTGGCTACCTGTAATAACTGGGTTACCCAAGTCCATCAAGGTGTTCCACATGATGTCTCGTGCTTGCCCTTGGGTAGGAGCAACGTAGAAGACGTGTCCTCGCTCAGTCTGTAGGGCGTTGATAATAAGCATCCATGCCGCTAGTCTTGATTTACCAGTACGACGACCTGCGGCAATGACTTTGAACCGCACAGGGTCACTAAAGACATCCTGTTGCCACGGGAGGAGTTCTACGTTAAGTTCAGTCGACATTAATATCGCTAAAGTCTTTATCTAATGCATTGACTAAAGGAACAGAGCTTGCTCCGCCTTGTTGCGAGCGAGTTGAAGCAAAACGATCTGCAATTCTGTAATTGTCTTTAACACCTGCTTTACCAAAACGAGGAAAAGATTGTTTTGTTTCTTTTTCATAAGCGTCAACAAACTTTAAAATATCGTCTTGATTAATGTCTCCAGTTTCTAAATTTCCTAGAAACGTAGGATTTCCTTCTTTGTCCCACCAAATAGAAGGAACGACCATAACCTGTCCATCAGGACTGTCAATTGTAATTAAATATTCTGTTGAGGGGCCACCTAAACCAATATCTTTTGGTTCATGAATAGAGGGATCAAATGGAACAAAATCAGCCATTGGCCTTAGCCTCCTTCATAATGTCGACAAGCTCTTTGCTACGACGACCGACTTGATTGTACCACTTGCTGTTGACCATCTCATTAGCGGCCATTAGGTAGTTACCTTCGTTGACGTAACGTAGCATATTCTTGAACTTTGCTAGACGATTACGACCAAGGTTGAACGCCATGTTCACAAGAACCCTTTGGGCATCTGGAGCTTGCCCTGCAAAGTTTAAGACAAGAGTACAGGCATCAGTGTAAGCAACATCACAGTCCTTACGGAAGACATC